AAGATAAAATAGAAAACTTAAACTGGTTAAATAATTTTAACCACGAATTTTCAAATACAAATGTCAAAAACGGTTTAGAGCTTGGTTTAAATTTTACAATAGATTCTGTATTATATCCTGATGCGATAATATATCCACTAATAGCACACAGTCAGCAGTATATTTATGACAATCAAAATGGCTCATCAAATTTGGATAGCGGATTAAATATAAGCACAAACAATCATCAACATTCAAAAAGGGGTGTATTCCCTGAAGATTTAAAACCTGCATTATTAGTGAAACATATAATAAAAGCAATAGAAGAACAATATTCAATCACATTTAAAACAGGTGAATTTTTTGATAGTACACATATGAATAATTTTTATATGTGGTTACACCGTGAAAAAGGCAAATTTGTTTCACAAGGAAATATATTAATTGACAATGAATCTTTTACTTGTGTAAGTTCTACAGCAAATTGTAATCATTTTAGCGATTCTACATATAATGCTTTTTTTAATACATCAAAAGGAACATACACATTTTTTGACACTTTATCAGCTGGTTTAGGAATACCAGAAGAATTTGATTTTGCAATAGATGTAACACCGTCAAATTTGAATAATCCATATACGATTGAAATTGTGGATGTTTTAACTGACACTGTTTATGCAACAGCAGAAAATTTAACAGGCAATGATTCTATAAATACATCATTTGGAAATAATGCATTTACAACTGTACAAATAAATACAAATCAAACTTATGAAATTGCAGCAAGAATTAAATCAAATTTTACAATGACATTTGATGTTGCTATACAAATAGATCATAGGTATGAAGATGCTTCACTTGGTAGCCAAATTAAATCTGCCACATTTGATGCTGATTCTTCTACTATAGCCTTAGTAAGTGATATGATAATATCAAGAGAAATACCAGATATTAAGGTTCTTGATTTTTTAAATGGTTTGTTTAAGATGTTCAACTTAACTTCATTTGTAAATTTTGATGGTGAAATAGTAGTTCAAAGATTAGATGATTTCTATGCTGGTGGTGATACACTAGATATTACAGAATACGTCAAAACAGATGAACACACAGTAAATAACACATTACCATATAGTGAAATTGATTTAGAATATTCAGAACCTAAAAGCATATTAGCACAAACATTTTTAAATACTAATAACAGAAAATATGGTGAGGTAGAATACAAAACAAATGCAAGTGATAAAAAAGTTTATAAAGTTACAGCACCTTTTGAACATATGTTATTTAGTAGATTAAGTGATTTAACAGCAAACACTTTAACAGATATACAAACAGGGTGCTTTTTAGATGAAGAACTTAACCCTAGTATTGGGCAACCATTATTATTTTATGGTATACAAAGAAGCGGTATTAGTACAGCAATTAATTTTATATATAACACAAGGCCTGAAACATATGGAGCTTTAGCAGATCATCCTTCTGGAAATAGTGACATATTTCAATTAACTAACTACTATATGCCACACCACGCAAATGAATTAGGATCAAGGGCAACAGCACCAAGCATAAATTTAAATTTTGGTAGTGAAATAGACACATACAATTTGACTGATTATTCAGGTCAAAATAATTCTTTATTCTTAAAAAACTATCAAAATTATATAACAAGAATATTTGATAAAAAAACAAGGTTGTATAAATTAAGGGCAGTATTACCTTTGAAGATATTATTAAAACTAACACTTGATGACAAGGTAATCGTAGGCACTAGACTTTTTACAATCAACAGCATGACAACTAAACTACAAAGCGGAGAAACAGAACTAGAACTTTTAAACGAAGCACCATGATAAAAGTACTTATAGAAGGATTAGAGTTCTGCAAAGAGAATAAGCTATATGACAAACACATAAACATAGCCTTAGGTGTTAATAAAGTACCAATGAGCATAAGAGAAGGATTAGAACAGCAAAAGCTAAGACATGAGAAAGGAAATAATTGAAATATTAGTAGAGACTAAACAAGCCAATAAAAGTGTAAAAAAGCTTGAAAACCAGATCACTGATTTAGACAGGCAAGTAACAAAAACAAACATAGACAGCAAAAAAGGTTTTGAGGGTCTTAGAGGTGCTGTTAACAAAGTTTCAGAGGGCTTTAAGGGAATGGGCCTAGCTTTAAAAGCTGCTGGACTGGCCGCAGTCATTGGACTGTTTTCTACTTTAAGAGATTTAGTGACTGAAAATTCTACAGTAGTTAAGGGATTCTCTACAGCTTATGAGTTTGTAAGTATTTTATTTTCTGATGTAGCCACAGCATTAGGTAATGTAATAGAGAGAATAAGTTCAGTAAAAGAAAATTTTGATGCACTTGGTAAAGTGCTTACTGGAATTAAAAATGCCGTCCTTCAGCCGTTTATAAATTCATGGACTACTATACAGCTAGGCATTGCCAATGCACAACTTGCATGGGAAAAATCTTTTTTTGGAAACAAAGATCAAACTAAAATAAAAGAATTAACGGTTGAGATTGAAGGTCTTAACAAAGAACTTGTAAAAGGTACACTAGAGTTTATTCAAGCCAATGATATGGTGGTTGACAATTTTAGCGAAGCAGTAGACGAGATTAAAAATATGGGTGCTATTGTAGTTGATGAAATGAGCAAGATTAGTCTTACTGCTATAGGAGAACAAGCAAAAAGAAATGTAGAACTTAGAAGGGCAGCAGAGATAGGAATGGCTGAAAATGATAAACTTCTAAAGCAATACATGCTTGAAGCTGAATTATTAAGACAGCAAAGAGATGACGTTAGACTTGGAATTGATGAGCGTATAAAAGCCAATAATGAACTTTCAGAAGTACTTGAAAAACAAGAGCAGGTCATGCTTGACAATAATAAAAAGCGAATGCAAATAGCTGATATTGATCTTGCAAAAGATGCTGAAAATTTAGAATTTCAAAGAGCCAAATTAGAAGCCGAAACAGATCTGATGGACATTAGAGAAACCGCTGCTGGTTTTAGAAGTGAACAGCTTACAAATGAAGCTGCATTAGAACAGGAGAAGCTAGACATGATAAACACCACAGTAGAGGCAGAGTCAAGACTAGCATTTGAAAGACAAAAACATGCAGCTAGTTTAATGGATAGTGACAAAGATAGATTGACAAAACTCATAGCAATAAATGACGAACAGACAAGAGTAGAAGGTGAAAGATTAAAAAATGAAATACAGAACCATGCAGACGGAACACAACTAAAAGCAGAAGCAGAAGTTGCCTATACCGAGTTCTTAGCACAACAGGAACAGGAGAGACTTGACTTAAACAAAGAGTTTAATGATTTAAAAGTTAAGAATGATCAGGATGCAAGCGACAGAAGTAAATTTATAAAACAAAAAGAGGAAGAATATAAGACTAATATACAAGCACAAGCACTAAGTGCCATGTCATCTTTAATTGAAGTCTTTGCCAATAAAAATGAAGAAAATGCAGAGAGGGCGTTCAAATTACAAAAAGCCTTGGCAATAGTTGAAACACTAATAAACACTTCTGCTGCTATTATGAAGGTTGCAAAAGAGACAACAGATTTATCACCAATACAAGGGTTAAGGATTGCAAACATGGTAGCTATGGGAGTTGCAGGAGCTGCTCAAGTTGCAGCAATAGCTTCAAGAAAATTTCAACCTTCTGGAACTTCTGGCGGTAGTGCGCCTTCACCTAGTTTAAGCACTTCAGGAGGTTCTCAAGCTCCACAGTTTAACGTAGTAGGTCAGTCTGGTTTTAATCAGATAGCGCAGGCAATAGGCCAACAGCCGCCAGTACAGGCATATGTAGTGGCTCAAAATGTTACAACAGCACAACAATTAGAAAATAACATAATTTCTACTGCAACAGTAGGAGGATAAAACAAATAAAAATGGAAATAGTAGAATTAATATTAGATGAAGAAGATGAGTTCACAGGAATAGAGGCGGTTTCAATTGTAGAGAACCCAGCTATTCAATCAGACTTTGTAGCCTTAGCAGATCAAGAGATCAAATTAGCTAAGGTAGATGACGAGAAGCGTATTGTAATGGGTGCTGCTCTTATACCTAACAAACCCATATTTAGAAAGCGAAACGAGACTATGTTCTATGTGTACTTTTCAAAAGATACAATTAGAAGGGCTAGTGAGTTATTTTTTATGAATGGCAACCAAGGTAATGCCACACTAGAGCATCAAATGAAAGCTAACGGCCTAACTGTTGTAGAATCATGGATAGTAGAAGGAGAGCAAGATAAGAGCCGTATGTATGGCTTAGATGCGCCAGTAGGATCTTGGGTAATATCTATGAAGATAGAAGATGACGAAATTTGGAACGATATTAAAGAAGGCAAGAAATACAAAGGTTTTTCTATAGAAGGTTACTTTGCTGATCGTGCGCAAATACAAAGAGACAGCACAGAGCAAGAAATGGAAGCTATTTTAGAAAGTGAAGCTGAATACATGCTCAGTAATATAAAGGCTATTATTAAAAATGACAAAAGAACTAAATCTGGTAAAAAGATGGTTTTAGAGTCATTTGCTGACTATCCTAGTGGTGTTTCTAGTAATGCTCAAAAAGGTATTGATCTCAATAAGAAAGTAAATAATAAATGTGCTACAGATGTAGGCAAGATAAGAGCGCAACAGCTTGCAAAGAAAAAACCTGTATCAAAAGAGACTATTAAGAGAATGTACAGTTTTTTAAGTAGGGCTGCTGAATATTATGATGAAGGAGATACCAAAGCCTGTGGAACTATTTCTTATTTACTATGGGGAGGCAAGGCAGCTCTAAGATGGTCAGAAAGTAAATTAAAAGAACTTGGAGAGATTAACTTAGCTTCTATGGTTATCAATGATGACCTTGCTATTATAGATGACAGGCTTGCTTATAGCACACAAGAAAAGGCAGAAGAAATGGCTAAAAATATAGGCTGTAAAGGATTTCATGTGCATGAGTACGAGGGAAAAGAATGGTTTATGCCATGTGAAACACATGAGCTAAAAAAATACAAATGTCCTGAAGGATATGTCAAGGACTATCAAAAGCATAAATGCGTTAAAAAAAAAAGTAAGTATGCTGAAATAGGGCCAAGAGGCGGCATTAAGAAATCTCCTAAAGCACCAGCATCAGGAACACCAAATAAAAATCCTAAAGGTAAAGGAACAGCTAAAGGAGATGCTTCTACTAGCAGAGGTGCTAAAGTAAGTAAGAAGGACGAAGCAACACTACAAAAGAAAGCAGATGACTTCAATGAAAGATACAAAAAGAAGCTAGGCTATGGTGTAACGGTAGGCCAACTTAAATCAGTATTTCAAAGAGGTCTAGGAGCTTTCAATGTTTCTCACTCACCTAGAATAAAATCACCTACAGCATGGGCGCAGGCTAGAGTAAATGCCTATTTGTATTTAGTTAGAAACGGCAGACCACAGAATGCTAAATACACAGGAGACTTTGATCTATTACCCTCTAAACATCCTAAGTCACCAAAAAATAAATAACATGTTTAAAAGAAGAAGAAGAAGAAAAGATATACCGGCCGGAAGGATAAGCAGATCGTCAAGAGTAGGAGGTAAAAGAGGTTGCTTATGTCAAGACAACACTTATCATGTTGACTGCTGTGATGGAAGCCTACATGCGCAAGGTATAGGAGCAGGCTAAAAAAACTTAATTAAAAAGTATATCAATTTGAGCCTTTATGCAGATTAAAGGTATGAAGGCGCAAGATATACTAAACAAAATTAAGGAAGTAGTTGGTATTGAGCTATCTGAAGAAGTAGCTATACAACTTGAAGAAATCAAACTTGAAAATGGAACTGTTCTAGTTTCAGAGGCTTTTGAAGAAGGCCAATCAGTATTTATTAAAACAGAAGAAGAAGAAATTGCTTTGCCAGTAGGAGAGTACACATTGGAAGATGGTAGGTCACTAATGGTAAAAGAAGAAGGCTTAATTGATAAAATCATGAATAAAGAAGAAAAAGAAGAAGTGAAAGCTTCAGAAGAAACTCTAGAGTCTACCGAAGATGTGGTAGAATCTACTGAAGATGTGGTAGAAGAAACTGCATTGGAAGAAGAAAAAGAGGATGAAGAAAAAGAAGAAATGAAGTATGTCACTCGTGAAGAATTTGCTAAGGCTGTTGAAGAAATCAAACTAATGATTGAAAAAATGGGAGAAGGCAAAAAAGAGGACATGAGCGAAGTTGAGGAAGTAGAAAAAGAGGAAATGTCAGCTGAGGCAGCTGATCCTATTAAACACAACCCTGAAGCAGAATCTAAAAGCACAGGTTGGTTTAAGAGTAACTACTATCCAAACACTATACAAAACAGAATTTACGAACAACTTAACAAATAAAAACAAATACAAATGGCAACAAGTCTAACAACATCTTACGCTGGTGAGTATAAAGATAAGATGATAGCATCTGCTCTTTTGAGCGGTAGAACATTGGCTAATGGTGGGTTAACAGTTTACCCAAATGTAGCTTTTAAAGAAGTAATTAAAAGAATTGATCTAGGTGGTGATCTGATAACAGCTGGAGCATGTGACTATGCAGATGCTGGAACAGTAACTATTGACGAGGCAGTACTTGAAGTAAAAGAATTCCAAATTAACAAAACGGAATGTAAAAAGACTTTTTCTCAAGATTGGATTGCAGCTCAAATGGGTTACTCAATGAATAACCAAGTTTTACCTAAGAGCTATTCTGATTTTATTGTACAGCAGTACATTGCAAAAATTGCAGAAAACATTGAAAACCAAATTTGGACAGGAAATGGTTCAGGTGGTAACTTGACAGGATTTACAACTACTTACGCTGCTTCTGCATCTTCATTGATGGGCGGTGCTGTTGTAACTGGTACAACTGTAGATGCAAGTAATGTTATTGATGAATTAGGTAAAGTAGTGGATCACGTAGCGACAAACAAAGCTTCATTACTTGACAAAGAAGATTTTCACATTTACGTATCCAACTCCATATATCAGGCTTATGTAAGAAGTCTCGGAGGTTTTGGAGCTAATGGCTTAGGAGGAAACGGTTACGAAGGTAGAGGAAACAACCAAGACCTTGGAGATGCTTTACTATTTGACGGAATCAAAATATTCAGAGCTCCTGGTTTACCTGCAAATGATATGGTAGGTGCGCAAAAATCAAACCTATTCTTCGGATGTGGTATCGAAGGAGACATGTCAGAGATCAAGTTAATTGATACAGGTGACACTTTAGGTGATCAAAATGTGAGATTTGTAGCCAGATTTAAAGCTGGTATCCAAACAGGATTTTTAGGAGAAGTAGCATACTATACCTAATAAATAAATTATTAACCTTAGTTAAAGTGCTGGTTTATTATCAGCACTCTAACTTTCTTAAAACTAAGAACTTATGAGTTGTGATCTCAGTGCCGGAAGGAATGTCCCATGCCGTGACAGCGTCGGGGGAATAAATGCAGTTTACCTAATTGATTTTGGAGATTTAGGAACTGTAACCTTGACATCTGATGAAGTAACAGATGTGTCAGGAACATTTAATGCCTATAAATATTTAGTGAAGGGTAGTAACTCTTTGGATCAGGCTGTTACAGCCGATCAAGCCGCAGGGACAGCATTCTTTGAGCAAACATTAACATTGAATTTACAAAAGCTAACTAAAGAAGACATGGTACAGTTGAAGCTTTTAGCTTATGGCCGTCCTCATTGTGTTATTGAAGATAATAACGGGAATTTTCTTTTAGCAGGAAAAGACCACGGTTTATCTGTTTCTGGAGGTAGCATTTCAACAGGAGCTGCTTTTGGAGATATGAGCGGAGTATCTTCTTTAACTCTTGTAGGGAGTGAAAAGTTACCAGCTAATTTTATAAGTGGAGCAACACAAGCGGATCCTTTCGCAGGTTGTTCTTCAGCTACAGCTACAATAGTAGTAGGTACAAATAGCTAAAGATGTTTAGTGGGTGCTATGAATAAAGGTACATAGTACGGGGTGTGAAAAGGGTGGATGGATTAATTTTTTATCCGCCCTTTTTTTTAAAAAATTAAAAATGCAGATTCTAAGTACAACAGGGGGAACTATAAACTTTATACCAAGAGAAGATATAGACGGGAGTAAAACCTACACTATTACTATCTTCTCAGAAAATGAAAACAAGGTTCACCACAATGACACCAATCCAACTATAAACAGCGTAAGGTTTTACAATACTTATGCTACTTCTCAAACTTTTGTTGAGAATGCTTTTTACACTATTGAAGTCACTAATACCACAGATAGCAGGCTAATTTTTAGAGATAAGATTTTCTGTACTAATCAAACAGCTACAGAATTTGAAATATCAAACGGAGTTTTTACAGAGCATAACACAGGTGCTAATGAATACATATACTACAGTTAATGAATAATTTACATTTAATAGAATTAAGCCAATACGAAAGGCCAGTAGTAACAGAAGAAAAAAACAGAGATTGGGTGGGCATAGGCGAAAGCAATGACTACTATCAAGAGCTGATCGACTGTTTTATGGATAGCACTACTAATAAAGCTGTGATTACTGGTATAGCTCAACAGATTTACGGCAGAGGCTTAGAGGCTACAGATGCAAGTAAAAAGCCTGAGCAATTTGCAGAAATGAAAAAATTGCTTAGGAACGATTGTATGCGTAAAATATGCCTAGACCTTAAGATGCTAGGAGAAGCCGCCTTACAAGTGAGCTATGTAGGCGATAAGGTGGGTAAAGTGTCACACTTCCCTAGAGAAACGTTAAGAGCTGAGAAATGTGATGAAAATGGAGACATTAACAACTATTATTATGCTCCTGACTGGACTAAGGTAACTGATGTCACAGAGCTAAAGAAAATACCTGTTTTTGGAACTAAGGGAACAGGTAATGAAATAAAAATAATAAGAAGATATACAACAGGCTTTTTTTACTATAGTCCTGCTGATTATTCTACAAGCTATTCCATATTAGAGTCCGAAGTAGCAGACTTCTTGATTAATGATGCACAGAACTCTTTCTCAGGTACTAAAGTGATCAATTTTAATAGTGGCATACCTAGTGAAGAAAAAATGCAGCAGATCAAGTCTCAGGTCATGAATAAGATGACAGGTGCAAACGGTGACAAGGTTATCATAGCATTTAATCATGATCAGAACCAGAAGACTACTGTTGACAATATTCCTCTAGATGACGCTCCAGAACACTACTCTTTTTTAAGCGAGGAATGTAGTAAAAAGATCATGCTAACACACAGAGTGACATCTCCACTTCTCATTGGCCTTAGAGACATGTCAGGAGGTGGCTTGGGTTCTAATGCTGATGAAATACAAAACGCTCAAAGACTATTCACAAACACCACTATAAAGCCTTACCAAGATTTAATCATTGATTGCTTAGATGACATTTTAGCTGTTAATGAAATTTCTTTAAATCTATACTTTAAGACTCTTGATCCGCTTGAGTTTATGGACGTTGAGGACATAGACAATGAAGAAGTAAAAGAAGAAGAAACAGGAGTAAAATCAGAGGAAGAAGAACAGGCAGAGCTTGAAATGATGGCTGCTAATACTAAAAGCCTTGATTTACCTAACGAAGTTTTTGATGTGATCCTAGAAGGTCTTAAGGGCGAGGTTATGTCTGATGAGTGGGAAGTAGCTGATGTAAGAGAGCTAGACGAAGATAACATGAGTGTAGAAGATTGGGCTAATAACATGATTGAGTTATCTGATACTATTGACAGCAAAGAAGATGGCTTTTCAACCCTTGACAAGTCTTATTACAAAGTAAGATACAAATATGTCGTAGGTTCTAAAAAGAAAATGAAAGAGGGTAATAAGTCAAGACCTTTTTGTGAAGCAATGATGTCAAGGACAAGACAAGGTGTTGTTTACAGGCTTGAAGATATTGACAAGGCTAGTAGAGAAATGAATTTTAAAGCTGCTGAATTACCTATGCACAACGGACAGAAATATGACCTCTTTAAGTTCAAAGGCGGAATTTATTGCCGTCATGCTTGGAAGGAAGTGCTTTACAAACTAAAACAACCACTAATAAAAAAAGGCGAAAAGAGTAGTAAAATATCAGATCATAAGAAAGTATCAGCTATTCCGTCAAGTTACAAACCAAAACCAAGAGGCAGAAAACAAGCTAAAAAAGCACCTGTTAACATGCCCAAACAAGGAGCTTATTAATTATGGCTAAAGTTTTATTTATACAAAGAAAAGATATTATAGAGTTTACCTCTGCCAATGGAAATGTAGATGTGGACAAGCTGTTGCCCCATATTTATAGGGCGCAAACAATAGAGTGCCAGAGATTGTTAGGTACTAAGCTCTATGATAAAATAGTAAGTGACATCACAGGAGGTACGCTAACAGGTGAATACTTAACACTTGTAGATACTTACATCAAGCCTATACTTATACACTATGCCATGATGTATGCACTTCCATATTTGAGTGTAACAATAAGCAATGGAGGTGTATATAGAAACAACCCTGAGAACGCTACAGCTTTAAGTAGTGATGAGATTAACACACTTGTCGAAAAGGAACGAGATGCGGCTCAGTACTTTTCACAGAGAATGATTGACTTTTTAAATTTTAACGCAACTGCCAACTTTCCAGAATATTATCAGAATGTCAATGAGGATATATCTCCTGACTATGATGACAATTTCGGTGGCTGGGTAATGACATAAGATATGGCGAACACAATAGGATGGGGTAAAGGAACACAGAACAACTCTAATGGATGGGGTAAATTTCAAAACACTATTGGAGCTGCTAGTATTTATGAAGATTCATATGCTGGTGAAACTGTGTTAATTGGCACAAGTGCTGCATTCTCATACTCTGCTAGTAGTTTTCACCAAGGCGAAGCTGATCCTACTCCTACGATCACAGGAACAACGGGAGGCACGTTTTCAGCTACTCCAAGCGGTTTAAGTATTAACACTTCTACAGGTACTATTGATCTTGATAATTCTACTATTCAATCTTATACCATTACTTATACTGTTAGTGGTGTTAGTGCTAACCAAACATTAGCAGTTACTGCTTCTCCATTTGTTGCTAATAACCACTCATTTTTATTTGATGGAGTTAATGATGCAATATTATTTGAAGAGGTTACATATAGCGGTGCTTTTACTATGTCATTTTGGGTTAATCCTGTTGACTTTTCAACAAATAATAGGGCGTTTTTAATAAGTGACAATACAAATCAAAATTTTATATGGTTACTTGCAAATAATGACATAAGATTAAAAATTAACGGAACACAATATATTTTTACTGAAAGTGGAGGAAATAATATAGTACCTTCAACTTGGCAAAATATAACAATTACAAGAGATGCTTCTAATAATATAAATTGTTTTAGAAATGCATCTTCATTTGGTAGCTCAAGCACACTTTCTGGCGGTTTTGATGTCAATAGATTAGCACAAGCATTTGGTGGTAATTGGAATTATAACGGAAAGATGGATGAGGTAGCCATTTGGAACGCAGCACTTTCTTCAGATGCAGTTCAGGAGATTTACAACGCTACAGCAAACAACACAGGTAAGGTATTAGATTTAAACACAGATTCAGGAAATTATACATCCAGTGCAAACTTACAATACTGGAACAGATTAGGAGATTAAATTATGAGTACAAAATACATAGCAAGCAATTGGAGATTACCTAATGAAGAAAACAGTAATAAGAGTGATAACTATGGGCTTACCTTTGATGGGACTGAATTGATAAATTTAGGAAGTTCTGAAATTTTGTTCGACAGCACTAAACCATTTAGTTGTTCTGTATGGTGTAAAGTTGATTCATATAGTTCACCCATATACCCAGGCTTATTTTCGTTTAAAACAGATCAATCAACTGGATTTATTATGTTTTTATCACATACGGGACCCTATAAAGGAATAAACTTTGGGTCAGACAATAATTTTTTAAGGAGACTTGCTGGAAATCAAAATGATATACCATTAAATACTTGGTTACATATTGTTTTAACTTATGATGGTGTTAATAGGACATCAGCATCAAGTTATAAGGTTTATTTAAACGGAACAGAAAAAACACAAGTAAATTCAGATCCTTTTGCCCCTTGCCCAAATGAAAACAATATAGGTGGAGCAAATGGAACAAACACAAGATTTAATGGCTCTATTTCAGAAGTAGCAGTTTTTGACTATGCATTAAGTTCTACACAAATAAGCACTTTATATGGTAGCAGTTCATTAGGTGCAGGCAATCCTATGGCTTTAAAACCAGCTCCTGTAGCCTTTTACCCTTTAGGAGACAATAGTTCAGGAAATCCACTTACACAACCAAATGAAGCTGTAGAAAATGCAAGTGTTTTTGATTTTGATGGGAGTACAGATTATATTACATTACCAACAATAACTTTAGCAGATAATTGGTCTGTTTCTGTTTGGATGAATCAAACAACACTAAAATTAAGGGCTCAAGCGGTAGGAACAACTTTAACTACACCAACAAATAATTTTTGGAATTATGGTGCCCAAGTAGCAAGCGGCGGAGCATACGCTGGTAAATTAATATATTATAATTACAGTACTTCGCAATATACTCCTTTAAGCAATAACAGACTTGACGATGGAAATTGGCATAATTGGATA